CGCACCAGCGCAAGGTGCGATGGGTGCCAATGGTCCGGCCGCGTCTACCGTGACGCCACAGGCCAGTAACCCCGGGTTGGGGCCACTGGCTCTGGCAATCTGGGCCGCGCTTATGGCGCTAGGCTCGGTTATTTGGGCGCACTGCCACTAAACCAATCCATCGCGTCCAGCGTGTTTTTGAGACACGTAATACACCAGACGAGGTGTTTGGGTATCTCGTCTGGTGAAATCAACGCAATGTGATCACCCGGACCTATTGCAGATCCACATTTTTCGCATCTTTGATATCGCTTGGAACGACCGGGCATGGCGTACATTTCGCGCTCCTAGGGCAAATCGTAGACACAGACGTTGGGCGCGACGGGTAAGGTTTCAAGGATAAGGTTTTCCACCTCTTCCCATTTTCCGCCACCGATGCCACAACCAATGCGCGGCATGTGCACCGAGGCGTTCAGAGCCTTAGCGTAGTGCGCCAATCGATCGAGACACCTTTCCAAGGCATCGTAGCGAACAGGCGGATAGACGCCACGGATATTATCCTGAGCAACCATATTGGCCACCCACACGTCCTTTTCGACGTCAACTAGGAGCAGATCACCGAGGCGGAAATCCCGTTCTTTGGACCAGGCACGGTAAGCCTTTTCAGGGGCGGGCCACCTGGCGCTGATAGCCATGGTGAAGCCTGCGCCCCACTGACCTGCGTTATTGCAGATATGGGCGATGATTGCAGGGCGCTTGATCGGTTGCGTTGCGTCGCCACGTACGTACCAGAGGGCCATGACTATTTACTCCCTTCGTTTTCCTTGGGACGATTCTTGGATCCGGGTGGACGTCCCGGACCGCGGCGGGTGGGAGCGGGGGCCGTATCCTTGCGGAAGACAAAACCCGCCGGGATGGCCGTAACGAGCGTCCAGCCATCGGCTTTCATTTGCTTGGAGATGTATTCCACGTCCTGATTATCGACGTTGCCGTGAGGGATGGTGATGTAATCGCGAGTGTTCATGTCAATCCTCCGTATCTAAAGCGTCGAGATTTTTTACGACGCATTCTGCGTTTGCCGTGGCTTCTCCTACAGCCAACCACAGATGTCTTCTGTCATCCTCGTTGTTGCTTTTTAGCGCACCCGTCAGGATTGATAGAGCGCGTCGCAAGTGTTGTTGTGCAATTTCAATCCTAATTGCGCGTTCCGTTTTTGTCATCGCGGCCTCCTTACGGAATACCTTAGCCCGTCCCGGAATATTGTCCAGGCTTTTTTCTTCGGCCCGTCGCCGATTTTCTGAATATTCTTGGCATGAGCCTTGCCTTACCTGGGACCTTTCCTGTCAGGGACCATGAGTCTACAGGATCTTGTCAACGTCACGATTTCCGCCAACACGGTTAGCGCGACGTCCCCTAGTTTCGCGGTCCCCTTGGTCGCAGCGTATCACACGCACTACACGGACCGCGTCCGATATTACACGTCACCTAGCGCGATGGTGTCGGACGGCTTTGCGGCCACGGATCCGGCGTATCTGGCCGTCTCCAAGGCGTTTGCGCAGAATCCCTCGCCCGTCAAGGTGGGTGTGGGCCGTCGAGCACTGCCGCCGAGCCAGGTGATTCATCTGACGGTTACAGACAACACCCTCGGTGACACGGTCTCGCTGAGCATCGGTACGCCTGCGGCGGGTTTGCAGGCGGTTACCTACACGATTCCTGGTAGCGTCACCACGTCTCAGGTGGCCACGGCGGTTGCGGCTTTGATTACGGGCCATGGCGTTGCGGCTAGCGCCACGGGTGCGGTCATTGCCTGTACGCCTTCTGTCTCCAACACGCTTATCGACGTTCAGAATTGGTCTAGCAACCTCACGTTTGCGGATGTGACCACGGACCCCGGTGTTGCCACGGACCTAGCAGCCATCCTTGCGGCGGATAATGCCTGGTACGGCCTGGGCCTGGATAGTAACTCCCCGGCGGAAATCCTGGCCGCTGCGGCATGGGTGGAGTCTAACAAAAAGTTTTTCCTGACCAATTCGTCGGATACGGCCTGCACGACGTCCAGCACGTCTGACGTCATGAGCATGGCCAAGGCGTCTGCGTACACGCGTACTGGCATCTGGTATAGCGGTACGCAGTTGCTCTCGTATTCTGGTGTTGCGTTGCTCGGCCTGGCGTTGCCTAAGACGCCTGGTAGCTATACGTTGGCGTTCAAGGCCCCTGCGTCCGTGCCTGCCGATGGCCTCGGCACGCTTAGCGAGACGGCCTTCGGATACATCGTCACGACGGCCACCAATGCCGGCAAAAACGGTAACGTCATTGTGCCACTGGCCAATCTGAATACGACCTATCCGGGCATGTCCGCTAGCGGTGAATTCCTGGATCTCGTCGTGTTCATTGATTGGCTTACGGCGGAGATTCAGACGGACGTCTTTACGGTGCTTCACCAGAATGACAAGGTGCCGTTTACGGATCTCGGCGTCGATATGCTGCGCTCCGTTGTCCTGGCGGACCTGAATAATGCCACTGCGGCACCGATCAACGGCCTCGTGAAAGGCACCACGTTTTTCAACGCACCTGCTGTGAGTGCGGTTAGCGTGACCAACCGATCGGCGCGCAATCTGCCTAACTGCACCTTCGGTGGCCAGCTTCAGGGCGCAATTCAGCAAGTCAATTTCCAAGGCACTCTGACCGTCTAAGGACCGTAGGACCATGGCAGATACGCGCGTTTACGACTCCAATCAGATTACCTTGGTGGTGGCAGATATCCCCATTTCCGGTGGATTTGGGGATGGTGAATTCGTCAAGATCCATAAGAACACCGACGATTTTATCATGGTGGTGGGTACGGATGGTAGCGTCACGCGTAGCAATACGAACGACGACAGCCACGAAATCACCATCACCCTGATGCAGTCTGCTAGCGCCAATAACGCCCTTTCGGCATTGCGCAACCTGGACAAGATCACGCCTAATGGTGCAGGTATCGGTAGCCTGCTTATCCGAGACCGTCAGGGCACGTCGATCTTTGCGGCGGCGCACGCCTGGATCGCAGGTCCGCCGGATGTGGTTTTTGACCGCGGCGCCACGGGACGTGCTTGGAAGATCCATACGAGCGATATGCTTCGTAACGACGGCAGTAACTAACTCCCGTCATAGGACGTATCCCGGCCCTCGAAGCGGTCTGCTTAGGGGGCCGTGGCTTATCTACTAGTATGAATCTGTCAATCTGGCGTCCCCGGTGCGACGAGGGTCCGCACGGGTGGTCAAGTCCGGCGGTAACCCTGCTTCGCATTGTGCTGTGGTTCGTAGGGTGCAAAGGGTACAGATGATTAGCCCCAAATCCAGCCGCATCGGCGCGTACACGTACACCGTAACGCCCCTTACGGCCATCCCAGGCCGCCGCGCCTTCGTGCGCCTGGCCAAAGCCGTGGGGCCGGCGCTAGGTGCAGCGGCAGGTGTCAAGGAAGGTGACGACGCAGGCATGTTCGCCGCGTTCGCTGGCCTGGTGGCTCATCTGTCAGAGGATGACGTAGACTACTTCTGCGATTTGTTTGCGGCAAACACCACGGTCAAGATGGGTGACAAGGAGCCATCCTTGGCCGACATTTTCGACGTGCATTTCGCTGGCCGGTACCTGGATATGTTCCGGTGGCTTGCGTTTTCTGTGGCTACCAACTTCGGGGATTTCTTCGCAGGTCTGCGCGCAAAGGCGCAAGCGCAGGCCGTCGCGGAAGCGCCGATGACCCCGACGCCATCCGCTTAGAGCTCCCGGAAGACGTTGATTGGTTCGTTTGGCGCGTGCTTACTTCGGCGCGCGTAAAAGTCACATTGCGAGACCTGGACACCTGGTCTTTCCTAGACTTGGTGCATTGTAACGAGGTCCTAGACGCTATCGACGCTGCGGAATCTGAGGCCTACAGGCGTGCGCGCCTGGCCGCAGAAGGGTCGAATAAACCGCGCAGGCGATAATGAGCGCTCTACGTGAGCTCCTTGTATCGTTCGGCGTAGAAGTCGATGATAAAGAGCTAAAACAATTCACCACTGGCACCATGGGTGGTGCTCTCGAGGCTGTCAAAGGCTTTGGTGCGGCCCTGGCAGGTGCATTCGCCTTGCGCGAAATCGGCGGTTTCATCCGAGAACAGATCGAGCTAGGGAGCCACCTAAACGATACTGCCGAAAAACTCGGTGTGGCCTCCGATGAATTGCAACGGTTTCAGTACGTGGCCAAGCTGTCAGGTGTCGAGGCAGATAGCGCGGCGCACAGCCTGCAATTTCTGAATAAAGCGGTAGGCCTCGCAGTAACAAACAATTCCGAAGGGGTCAAGCTCTTTTCGGAATTGGGTATATCAGTGCGCGATGCATCTGGACACGTTCGCGGCATGTCTGAACTATTGCCAGACATTGCGGATAAATTCCAGGGCATGGGTAGCCAGCAAGAGCGCACCGCATACGCGATGAAGCTCTTTGGCCGTGAGGGTGCGGCCCTGGTCCCTGTGCTAAGTCAGGGACGTGGTGCCGTCGCGGCCCTGAGTAAACAGTTTGACGATTTCGGGGGTGGCATGTCCCGCGATTTCGTCGATCAAGCGGATCGCGCAGGCGATGCTATCGACGGGCTAAAGCTCGTGGTGACTGGCCTAAAAAGCGAGCTCGCGCTAGCGGTCATTCCAACAATCACCGATTGGGTAAAAAAGTTTTCCGAGGTTGGCGGCGCAATGGTAAAGACGGTGCGCCATACGGAAGCCATGAAAACCGCCGTGATGTTTTTCGGCGGCCTAGGTGCGTTCAAGGTCGGTTCAATGGCCCTGAGCTTTGCGAAGGTGGCAGCCAAGGCGGCAGGCTTCAGTGATAGCCTCGGTGGCGTACTGAAACTTTTGCTGAAATTCGCGCTACCTGCCGCATATATCTTTGCGCTATATCTGGCCTTCGATGACTTGTATACGCTGGTCACAGGAGGGGACAGCCTTATCGGGCGGTTGCTCGATAAGTTTGGGATGTTTGAGGAAAAGCGAGAGCTCATAGAAGGCCTTCGTGGCGCCTGGGAAGGTGTGTCGGATGCGCTGAAAGGCGTAGGTCACGGCTTTGACGATCTGTTGCATCACATTGGCGTAAACAAAAGCGCGATGCAGGTGCTTATCGATCTGTGTGTAGATTGGATCAAAGTCCTGGCAACCGCCGCGATCAAGGTCAGCGCCCTTGGAGAGATGTTCGGGCAACTCATTGATGACATTGCCGCTGGTAAAGGCTTTAGCTCGGATAAGTACGCAGAGATTTTCTCGAAGCAGCAGGCTCGTTCAGATGCCATGTGGAATACACAGGATGAGATGCGCGCCAATGCAGCGGCCGGAAAGTACGGCACGGCGCCAGGTGGCATGAACCGCGAATGGCTAAATCAAGCAATCTACGGTACCCCGTACGCGCAGACGGGCAACGTTGCCATGATTCCGACTGTAGGCGCCCCTACGCCGCCGCACATCGAACAGAATAACAATAACAATTACAACATCACCGTTACCCCGGCGACGGGTGAGGCTGCGCCAGACGAATTGCTGGCCATACTTCAGGCAAATGACGCCAAAAAGGCAGCGGACGCAGCGGCCGCACTCAAGAGAGGGGCACGGTAATGGCACGTCCATATCTTCGACCCTACGCACATATCATTTGGACTGATGCAACTACCGGCCTGGCCACTGCGCTACATCTTTGGTGCGTTTCGCGTAATCACGGTGGTGACGTCGATATCACAGAGCACGCCGTAGAAGACGGCGCAGACGTCACGGACAATGCGCGGCCCAACCCCGCAGCGCCAACCATCGAGGCGTTTATCTCCAACGAACCTGTGGAGGCACCGTTTTTTAGCACCCTGGCCGAAACGCAAGGCGCGCTAGATGCGTTCACACAGACTGCTACCACCGTACCCGGAAACGCATCGCTAGCTCCATTGGCACAGTTGCCACAAGCCGGCTTTCCGGCCCAACCGATGGCGATGGTAGTGAAAGACTGGTTTAGGCCTGGTGACGCCATCGGCCTGCTTGTCGGTAATCTGATAGCCTTTGAAATCGATTCGGTGCAATTCGCGACGAGCAAAATATCACAACAGTATTTGCCAACTGTCACAGCGACCACGCTACAGTTTGATCAAGAGTTTGACGCGGTAACACAGACGCTTGGCGTGCTGGAGAACCTCCGTCAAACCAGTACCCTCCTGACGGTGGTAACGCAGGAAGGTTCATACGCTCCCTGTCTAATCCGGTCGTACAAGATCGAAAAAACGCACGATACAGGCACGGGTGCAAACCTAACGATCGAATTCGCGGCTATCCGCATCGTACAGACGCAGCGAGTCAACGCACCCGTACCGCTCGAGCCACGCGGCAATGGAACGCTAAGCCAGGGTAATCAGGACACGGGGCCGAGCACGACAGGTGCTACTAAAGAATCGCTGGCACTGTCGCTAGGCCTCAACAACCTATTTGGGATATAATGGCCGCAGGTGACCTTCGTGTAATTCCTACGACCAATGCACCGTTTTACACGGAAACGGTGCCGCTGGACGGGATCAACTATCGCCTGTATTTCGGATACAATCAGCGTGAGAATTGCTGGTATCTGAGTATCGCGGATGAGTTAGGTAAAGACCTCCTAAACGGTATCAAGCTGGTCTGTGGCCTCGAGTATCTGTTACGCTGGCGGTACATCGCAGGCCTGCCACCGGGTCAACTGTTCATGATATATCCGTTGACCGATAGTTCGCCGCCGGGCTTGAACGATCTAGCGCCTGGCGGCAGGTGCCAACTTACGTATATCACCACGACCTAGGCCACCGTGGCACAGCAATTATTCGCACGCGAGGCGCATCTAGTCATCGGTACCACCGACGTGACAGGACTGGATTTTGAGTTTCAGGTGAGGCGTACGCTCAAACCTGAGCCAAACGTGGCGACGATCAAGGTCTACAACCTATCCGCAGCTACGCGCAAATCGCTAGAGGCGTCTGTCCCTGGCAATAAAGATGCGGCACCAATTCCCGTGAAGCTTGAGGCGGGCTACGTCGGTGCCGTGAGTCAGATATATTACGGTGACGTACGGGACTGCCAAACGATAATCGAAGGGCCGGAAGTAATCACCACCCTAAACACGGGCGACAAGGAAACGGCCCTCCGCACACAACGCTGTCAGGTGCCGCTAGGCCCTGGCACCACGCCTGCGGCGGCCCTACAGGCCATCGCTACGGCGCTAGGGGTGGGTTTCGGCACCCTGGCAAATGCGCAGGCAGGTCTTTCATCCAAGGGCCTGGCAACGCTGGGCCGTCTGCGCCTCAGCGGCTACGCAAGTACGCTACTCACGGATTTCTGCAACAGTGCACAGCTAGAATGGTCCGTGCAAAACGGCGTGCTGCAAATACTGGATCGCGGAAAGGCACTTGAGGGGACGGCGGTTTACCTGTCATCGAATACGGGTCTAATCGAGTCACCTGCACGTGATAGCAAGGGCATCGTTTCGGCTACTACGCTCATGATCCCAGATATTCGGCCAGGTACCAGGGTGCAGTTTGATGCCAAGTATCTTGGTGGCTTTTTCCGCATCGTCGAAGTGGAAACGATGGGAGACACCCTCGGCAAAGAATGGTACCACCGTATCAAGTGCGACGTACCCAAATAGGAGCACATGCCTCGTAATATACCTCTAGCTGAGCTCATCGCAGACGCCATGGATAGTCGTCTTTCCGAGACGGTCCATATCCTGCCTGGCATCGTTCAGAAGTACTATCCGACCACGCAAAGCGTGGATGTACAGTTAGCGACCACCGATCCCTTGGTGTCGATTACGGATGGTTCGGTTACGTACGATATTCCGGCGCTTGTGCCACAGGCCAAGGTGCTTTTCCCGGGTGGTGGTGGGTTTACGATTAGCTGGCCCCTGTTACCGGGCGACCACGTGACGTGCCTGTTTTTTGATCTATACGTCGAAGACTACCGGCAGACGGGCCAGCAAAGCAATCCCACACTAATCGGCAAACACGCGGGATACACCTGCGTCGTGTTGCCTGGCAGTTGTGCCGATGCAAGCATCGCTAAAAGCGCGCCGACTACAGCCATGGTTGTAGGCGTAGACAACGATCCTGCGCAAATCGTCCTGGCACCTGGCTCCATCAAACTCGGTGCCACCGCGGCGGACTTCGTGGCCCTTGCGTCAAAGGTAGATGCCGCACTGACAACCATCCAAGCCACACTAAACGGCGGTATTGCCATAACTGGTGTCACCCCAGGCAGCGGCACAGGTGCGGCCGCTTTCGTGACGCCACTAGGAGCGATCAACCCCACTGGCAGCACGCTAGTTGGTTCTGCGTAGCCTTCCCTAGCCCTTTCCTTTAGCCGTGTCTTCGTTGCTTCAAACGACCCAAGGTGATCTGGATATCACCACTAATCCAGGGCGTTTGACGCTTTCTGACGACAAGGCCACCTGCGCCGCTCAAAAACTGCGCAACAGACTTCTGTTTTTCAAAAACGAATGGTTCCTAGATACACGCCTCGGTGTACCGTGGTTTCAGAGCATCTTGGTAAAAGCACCAGACCTGCCATTGATTGAACAGATCCTACGCCAAGTGATTCTTTCGGTGCCGAGCATCACCGGCATTGTTTCGTTTATCATGGCGTACGTGCCCAGAGCTCGAAGCATTGCATATTCATTCGAGGCGCAGTGCGAGACGGGCCAGACAATTCAGGGTGGTAGCGGTCTTCCGTTCATCGTAAAGGGTGGCAACTAATGCCTGTGTTTGGCCTTACGTCTACGGGATTTGTCCCTAAGCAGCAATCCGACGTCCTAGCCGATATCCAGGCACAGGAGCAGACGAACATGTCTGCTACGATCGATCTGGATCCTGACCAACCGCTAGGCCAGATCAACGGCATCATTTCCGGCAAGATTGCTGAATGCTGGGAAATCCTCGGAACGTTGTATGGCGTTATCGATCCTGATCAAGCAGAGGGTGCGGCCCTTGATAACGTCTGCGCGCTAACTGGCACGGTGCGCGATCCTGCGGCCTATTCGACCGTCGTTTGCACGGTCAATCTCAATGGCTCCACGTCATTGCCGGTGGGTGCAACGGCCAATGTTACGGGTCAGCCTGGTAACACCTGGACGGCGCAGCAAAACCCCGCGCTTCCGGTGGGCCAGGCCGCTTACAACGGTGCCACGGGTGCCACGGGCGTTACAGGGGCCGTGTTTCAGTCCACCACCCTTGGCCCCAATGTCGCCGCTGCAGGCACCTTGACGCAGATCACGGCGCCGCAAACGGGTTGGAACAGCGTCACCAATCCCGCAGATGCCATCGTCGGCAACCTGGTCGAAGTAGACACGCCGCTGCGGCAGAAGAGGGCCGCAGAACTAGGCGCCAGCGGTGGCAGCACAGTTGACAAGCAACGCGCCGTGTTGCTCAATTTGAAACTGGCTAATGGCACGTTCCCTGTAATTTCGTGCACCGTCTATGAAAATGAGACGGATGTTACCGATGTCAACGGCCTGCCACCGCATAGCACCGAGGCACTGATTTATGATCAGGGGGCTCTAGCAAACAACGTCGTCGCGCAGGCCATTTGGTCCGTCAAAGGTAGCGGCGCCAATACGTACGGCAACGCATCGGGCGTGGCCACGGATAGCCAGGGCACGGCGCACACCGTCTATTTCTCGAGACCCGTCGCTGTGCCCATCTACTTGTCGTATACAACTACGCCAGGCACCCTCACTGCCGCGCAGACGACTGCTATCAAGACCCTTGTAGCCACCGAAGCGGCCACGCTGCTTACGCCAGGCACTAGCGTCATTGCGCTACAGTTGCGAGCTCTCCCGCTGGCCCCTGAGCCAGGCGCGGTTACTGGCATTACGGACGTGCCGAGCATGACGCTAGGCCCTGCGCCGGCCCCTGTAGGCACGACGAATATCACCATGAATATCCGTCAAATTGCCACGGTTAGCACGGCTAACATTCTGGTCAACGGGGTGTAACGTGCTACCGACGCAGGACACGAACCATATCAACGAAGCGCTAGCCAAGCTCTTGGAGCAATTCAAGCGGGCGCCCGTTCTGAATGGTCTATTGAAGTCCTACGCGTGGTCTATTCAGGACCTTGAAAACGCCGTCTGGTCCGTGATCAATTCGCGGTATCTGGCCAATGCTGCTAATGCACAGCTAGACCTTTTGGGCAAACTCGTTGGCGAGGGTCGCAACGGACGCAGTGACGCGGATTATCGCGCTGTGATTGGCCTGCGTATTCGCGCCAACAGGTCGCAGGGTGGCGCGGAGGATTTGATCCAACTGTGCGCCTTGGCCCTAGGCGTGGCACAAGGTTCGGGTGCCGTATTCTATCAGGACGGTGCGCCCATGCACTGGCAGATTGACATTTCCGACACCACGTCTGGCGTCGTCTTGGCCCTGGTAGAGCTCCTGCCAATTGCCAAAATGGAAGGCACCGAAGGGTCTTTGACATATTCGCTGTGGCCCGACGCTCTGAGCTGGATCCTGGATAGCAGCACGGTGGTCGGCGCACCTAACGCAAACGCGGGGTTGGATGACTCCGTGTCAGACAGTCTCGGATTTCTTCTTTCGTCCTCAGCAGGCATCTAAAGACAGGACACCATGGGAGCACCCTCTAAACCGTATCAGTACGCCAACACCGGCAATTATCCGGCAGGCGCAAATCCGTGGAGCGGTCAACCCACCCGCGTACTGCCCGGTACGGCGTATTTGACGCCTAACACCAAGGTCCCTGCGCAGAATCTCAACTACGTCATGGGCCAAAACAGTGATGCAGTAGGCGCGCTGTGGACGTACCTCGTTTCGCTGCCTGCGCAGAATTGGTCATTGGCGCAAACGCCGGCCGGTAGTACGGATCATTGGAGCGCGTTTTGCTACAACACCTTTAGTAACACCTGGATCGCAGCGACACGCACGGAAAGCGGCGGTCATAACTATCTGTTCAACGCCAATGCGGTCGGACCGTTGGGTGCTACCTGGACGCAGACGCTTACGCGATCCAGTGCCAATACGGCTGTAGGCGCTATCGTTCCGACCAATGCCGCACAGTTTGTTACGGCGGACTGCCCCTATTCCGGTAGCAGCATTTCGGTACGTCTGGCCGATATCAGCGCAGCCACGTGGAATCAAATCCAGAGCCTTACGGCCAATGGCTCGGGCGATACGGTCAGTATCCAGGTCATTGGAGCGTATTACGTACTCATCGGTGGCCAGGCAATTTACTCCACCACTACGCCTACCACGTCCTCATGGACGGCGCGGACGATGCCTTCCGGTACGACGTCCGCCAGCGAATACAAGGCAGCCTGTAGCGGATCCGTGTATGTGGCCATCCCGGCGAATATCAACGGTCAGCAAAAGTATATCCGCTCCACAGACGGCATCGCGTTCACGGCGGTCACACAAGCGACTGTGGGCGGTTCGGACCAGCTGGGCGCGGTGGCCTATGGCCCGGGGACTTCGGGTAACGGCCTGTTTATGTTCTGCGTCCTGCGGTCCACGGGCGTAAATGATTTCTTTCAATCTTCGGATGGATCGACGTGGGTGCACCGCGGCCAGATCGACGGTACCAGCGTAGGCATTATCCCGCCGGGCCTAACGGCGCACATGCTGTGTACGGACCTGCACGCCTTTGGCGCCATGTGGGTTGCGACGCTCGAGAGCACCGACCGTGAAAGCCGTATGGCCTTCTCGCTGGACGACGGCGTTTCATGGCAGATAATGCCGGTTGAATTTACCGATAACGTGACTTATGCAGGCACGTCCTATCGGTATCCCGGCATGGTAGACGATGGGTGCAGCCTTATCGCGTTCAACGCCAAAGAGGCTGTGTTTTCGCTAAAGACGGGCACGCCTAATACACTGACCTAGCTAGCAGGGCCACACCTTCGTGCGCCAGGCCCATCGGCCGAGGCCTACAGCGTCCATCATATCGCCGAGGGGCTTTTCGCGAAGGCCCGTACCGTTGCGGCGGATGCACTCTTGTTCCGCCGATGTGCATGCGGCCCATAT